GCGGATGAGCGGTGCCGCCTCGGCTGCTGCTGCGGCAATGTTCCCGGTGTTCTTCACGGGATTCAATCGCGGAATCGCTGCTGGCGCTGGATTCTTTTCTGCAACGATTCGAGGACTCAACGGCGTCGTGATGGCGTCGAGTGCTCTGCGTGGTGCGATGTTTGCCGTGTCTGGTTCCGGCATGGCTCGCTTCGTCGGCGACATCGTCGGCGGGCTGACGCTCACCTACAAGTCTTTCGTGTGGTGGGCAACGGGTGCGTCAGCACGGATGGCACAGTACGCCGCCAATCTCACGGGTGCTGTCGGCAAGACGATTGCGTCAACCGCTGCGATGTCAGCGGCGTGGCTCGGCTCGGCTGCTCGTGGCGTGGCGGCATTCGTCGGCTCTGCCGTCGCTGGCATCGGCACATACCTCGCCGCCACTGCAATGGCTGTGGCTGGCTCTGTGGCGTCTGCTGCTGCGGTAGCGGCTGCGTGGCTCGCACCTCTGGCACCGCTTCTGCTTTTGTCTGCTGCCGCTGTAGGCGTCGGCGTCGCCGTCAAGCAGTTCGGCCCGCAGATCGCCGGTGCCTTCGCTGGGCTGGCGGGCTACGTGACCGAGGCTGGTGGTGCTATCGCTGGCGGTTTCTCGACTGCCGTCTCTGACGGCATCGTCGTCTTGGGCGACCTCGCCGCCACAGCCACGGCCACCTTCAACGGCGTCTATGAAGCAGTCGCTGCCGGTGACTTGTCCGGTGCGATGGACGTCCTCTGGGCTGGGCTCGTCGCTGGCTGGCTGCGTGGCGTCGAAGCGTTGATGTCGTACGTTGACCCGTGGGTTGCAGCGTTTCAGGACGTTTTCACCGACATCGGCTCAGGCATCTACATCGCGTGGGACAAGATTTACACAGACTCGGCGGCACTGCTCAACACGATGGGTGCCTTCATCATGGGGTTCTTTGACAACATCGCCAACGGAGTCATGGCGACGTTTGACAACCTCGTGGCTGGCATCCAAATCGCATGGACTCGGGTGCAGGGATTCATCACGGGTGCGAAGGACACGGAAGAGCGTGTCGCTGCAATCAGGGACGAGAACGCTGCCCGTGCAGAGCAGCGACGGCAGGAGCGTCCAGGCATTGAGAGCCGCACAGACAAGGCGGCAGAAGAGAACGCACAGGCAGAGCAGGAACGCAAGGACAGAGAGCAAGCCATCAAGGACGACGCCCAGGCGACGAAGGACGGCAGGCAGGTTGCAAACCAGCAACGGGCAGAGGACCGCCGGGCTGCGACGCAGGCGGCAGAGGGCAAGTTGTCCGACGCCACGACCGGCGCAAGTGAACGCAGGAAAGACGCTGCTAGCGCTGCTGAACTCCTGAGCGCCCTCGGCTCTGCATCGTCGCTTGATGAAATCTCAAACATCGGCGCGAGCATGGACGCGCTGATTGAGCGAGGCAACGTGGGCAGTGAGATGGAGTCAAAACTGCTCGACGCCTACTACGCTGCCTTCTCTCGCGTCAACGTCGCAAGTGCGGCATCGTCATCTTCCGAGAAGGCTGCGACGGCTGGTGCTGGTGCCGCTGGTGCTGACTCCGCGATGAGCAAGAGCGAAGTCGCTGGCACGTTCTCTAGCGTGAATCTCGGCGGCATGGGCTTTGGCTCGTCGCTTGCTGAACGCACGGCGAAGGCTGCGGAAGACACTGCCAAGGGTGTCGGTCAGCTTGTGCAGCAGGGACAAGCAGGAGTAGCAGCGTAATGTCAGGACTCGTTTGGGTTGAAGACGGCGACTCGCGCCAAGCAACGATTGTGCGTCGTGGCCGAAAGGCTGCCAGCACGATGACGAAGAGCTACAAGCTCTTTGGCACTGCCAACGACCTTGAGGTCCACGCTGCCGTCAACCAGCAGATCAGCACCGTTGGCTATGGCTGGCAGTATCCCGGCGTCGCTGATGCCCAGCTGTGGGCCGAGAGCTACTCGATCTCCTTCTTGGGCGATAACGCCTGGCAAGTCACGATCAACTACGAGAAGGCGGGGGCAGAGCCTGCAACGCCTGACCCGATGAAGCGTGCCCGGTCGTTCGATACGACGGGTGGGACGCAGCACATGACTCAGGCATACGCTGAGTCTGCATTTGGCATACTCGGCCAGACTCCACCATCGCAATACAACGCAATCGGCGTTGATTCAAACGGCGTCAACGGCGTTGACGTCGTGGTGCCTCAGCTTCAGTGGCAAGAGCAGTATGACGTGCCGAATGCGTACATCACGGCTGCGTACGTGCGAGGGATTGCAGGTGCCTCAGGGACAACGAACAACGCAGCCTTCCGTGGATTTGAGGCGGGCGAAGTGCTGTTCCTTGGGTGCAGCGGATCGCAGGAGTGGGACGACCAAAAGGGCAAGGGTCCGTGGTCGCTCTCGTACCGCTTCGTGGCGTCAAAGAACGTCACCGGACAGCAACTAGGCCCCATATTCGTTGACAAGAAGGGGCACGAATACCTCTGGGTTCGGTACGAGGATGACGTGTCTGGCTATAACCTGCTGAAAAAGCCCAAGGCTGTCTACGTCAACAAGGTCTACAAAGACTCAGACTTCTCTCTGCTTGGCATAGGCACGGGGTACGTCTAATGCCACGTCCAGACGGACGCATCGAGCCCGGCCAGCCGCTACGCGGTGCCATATCGGCACGGGCGTGGAATCGGGCGCAGGACGCTGCCGACTTGGTGCTCGGTGCCAATCCCGGCACAGAAGGCGTCCCTGGCTCGCCTGTGCTGAAGCCGTACACATGGGCGTACTGCCGTCCGTCTGTGACCGTCGCACGCTGGGGCGTGCTGGCGATCACTGGCGTGGCAATCACGCCTACGTCGTCGTCTGGCGGTGCTACAGCGTCATTCGAGGAAATGCCCGTACTGACGGGTGGCACGCCGTCTGTGACGACGACGGCCTGGTGCGTGGCAGTGGAGCCGATTGCGGCGAACGCTGTTGGCAGAGTGGCTGTGGGTGGCGTCGTGCAGTGCAAAGTCGATGTGACGAGTGCTGACGACAAGTTCGTTGCGTGCAAGGCATCGACGTCGGAACTCAAGACCGGCACGACGGGCGAGGGGCTTGTTCTCTGGAAGGACAGCGGCACGGGAAGCGGCAAGTGGGCACTCGTGCGGCTAGCGGGCGGCGGCAGTGCTGCTGGCGGCATCGTCCGTGGCACGTTCTCGGCACCGTGGGCGAAGGGCTCAACGAAGACCGTCTCCGATGCCGTGACGAGCGGCAAAACGTATGCCGACGTCAAGAACTACTTCGCCGCAGTAGGTGGCACCGGCAGTAAGGCTTGTGCCATTGCCTATGTTGGCACTGAGTGGATCCTGATTGCTGCGGAGTGCTGACGTATGGCGATGCTAGGTGGAGAGTGCTCGTCGTGCTGTCAGCAATGCCAATCCTTTGCAAAGTTCGAGTGGATTGACGAGCCTCCGCCGTCTCAGGCAGGCCAAACAATCGCTGGCATTGAGGACGTTGGTTTTTGTTCGTGCTACTGGTCTAGCGGCGTCCCGCTCATGATAGACCTAAACCCGATTCCGCCCGTTCTGCCTGGATGCAAACTGCTTGGTGGCGTAAATCGCGGCGGCTTGAGGAACTCGCGCGGCTACCGTTTCCAGTTTGGTGTTTTTGGCTATTCGCATAGTCCCATTACAAACGCCGAGCCAGGCACTGAGTCAGGGTTTCCGGCAAGCATTATAGAAGGGCTGGATTTCGTTCAAGGACTACCGCAACCATACTTCGGCTGCTTCAACAGTTTTCGGTGTTCTTTCTTAAAAGTGCATGGACCTGAGCTTCGATTGCAAATTAGAGCCAGCTATTATGATGACATTTTGCTTGGGATGCACTCTACTGGGACAGGAGACGCGATATTTGAGGGTGCGACAATCCCTAACAGCATTACCGGGACAGGAAGCTATCGATACAGAATTGTCGCATCAACGGAGCAAGAAGTACGCGAGATTAACGCCGCCAGTATTGGAGTATCGCTAAAGGATTGCGGCGGGACGTATTTTGCACCTCCCGATTCGCCTTGGACGGCAGAAGTTGAGGCTGACGAAGTCCCGCCCGCCGCCGGGTCGTTTTTTGACAACTTCCCAAACAGCGTATGGGGACCGTATTTTCCCAACGGCACTATCGAGTCGTGGTCGAATACGTTCACAGCCACCACGCTCACTTCAGCGGTAAACAACGAGCCGTTGCTGTGGACGCTTCCGGCTACTTCCGTGCCGTATCTGAGCGCGTCTGGCGTTATGTACGGCGTGACTCTTGAGAGTTTGCCGGGCACATCACTTAGGATAGCGACGGCTCTCAATGCGGCAGTGGCCCCGTACTCGTTCGGCGGCTCGGGCAACCCGTTCAGCAATCCGGGGGGCGCTGCATGCGCTGGGTGTCAGGTGCGCTATCAAGCGTCTGGCGTGCTTTCTCGCACACGAATCCTTAGTCCTTTCACTGGCAGCCAAGGCGGCTTTGTGCCTACTCTGTCCGGCGCGTACGTCCAAGACATTCTTTATTTCGACGACGTGCTTAGCCCATGCTTTAATGCGGTTTCTGATGCAACGTGGGAAATGTCTCCGACGCGGCGACAAATTTACCTTGGGTATTGGGCTGGCGGATTTTCGTACCCACAGACTTTCTACACTTCGTCTCCCGCCACCGTCACTGTGACGATAAAGCCATGAGCCTTGCCGATGCGTCGGATGCTTTGCTGCGACGCGGCTTAAGCGGCAGTGTTGTCGCTAGGTTGGTGCTACTGTTGAGCAGGGCTGGAAGCGACTGGGTGAAATCCAACCGCCTTATCCCAGAGAGGTGGATTCAAGATGAACTTGTTGCGGCGGGCCTGTGCGATCATTGCGAAGAGGCTGCCGCCGCAGCCGTGTCAGAGTGCCTTGCTGGCGATGATTGGATGCCAGCCCTTCCGCGGCCGCCAGCACCATCACCCGACCTCGCCCGCCGCGACGCTCCAAGCTTCCTCACCAAGGTGAAGAACTTCGCATCTGCCGCCGTCTCGCACGTCGCCGCAGGGATGCCGATGGCGAGCGACGAGGAGATCATCAGGCGGCACGACATCTGCCTGACGTGCGAGCATCTGGAGAACAACGCCTGCAACCTCTGCGGATGCCCAGTGTCGAGAGTGACGGGCTACGTTTCAAAACTCAGCTGGGCCGACCAGGAGTGCCCGGCGGGGAAGTGGGGCAAGGTCACGCCATCCGCTTGACAGTGCTGCCACCCTAGTGGCATGGGACGCACCAAGCCACAGCCGAAGACCGAGGCGGTGATCCTGCCACCCGAGTTGGACGACGACGAGGAGCACGCTGGTGGCGGCATCCCAGACGAGGACGGGTGGGTGCATCTCAAAGGGAAGGAGCCCCAGCGTGAAGACGAAACGCCCAAGCGTCGCCGCACTAGCCGACGCCGTGCGTGAGCGTGTGCGTGGCGTCAAGCCCGGCCCAAAGCCGTGGCTGGACCGTCTGCCGCTTGACGTGCAAGAGCAGCTGCTTGACGTGCGACGCCGCTTTCAGTCTGGCGATTACGGGGCTGCATCTGCACGCGAGATCGGTCAACTGGTAGCCGAGACTGCCGCAGAGCGGAAGTGGCTCGTCGCAGGATGGAAGGAGATTTCCCTATGGCTGCGAAGATAGGCGACGCAATCAAAGCCAAGGTGCCGCCGACCAAGCGGGCCGACGCCGAAGAGGTGACGCAGTCGCAATCCGGCGACGTGCTAGAGGCACGCTCCACCAGCAAGCGAATCAAGACGGTTGAGGACTTGCTGCGTCACATTGAGGCGGACATGAGCCGCTTCGAGATTGCTGCCAGTGAGGCAACCAAGTGGGAGTGTGGCGACGGCGAAGGCGGCAGCATTGAACTGCACCGGGTGTTTGTGAGGCTCAAGCCGAAGGGCGGGCCGACGACACGCGAGGTGGTGCAGGCGATGATTGACGCCGCAAAGAAGGATATCCGCAAGCCATTGACCAAGTCTGTCAAGGCACCTAAGCGTGATGGACTGTGGCAGGTGCTCGTCGTTGCAGATACGCACTTCGGCAAATACTGCTGGGACAAAACAACCGGCGGCGGCGACTACGACTTGGACATTGCCGCTCGGCTTGTCGGCGACGCTGCGAGCGAACTGCTGGCAGTCGGCAACGACAACAAGCCAGCCAGACGCACGGTCGCCTTCTTGGGAGACCTGTTCCATTACGATACGCCTGCCGGAACGACAACCGGCGGCACGCCGCTAGAGCGTGACGGACGGCTTCAGAAGATGATCGAAGTCGGCTGCGACACGCTGTTGTCTCTGGTTCAGCAATCCGCCGAGACTGTGCCGACAGACGTTGTGATCGTCAATGGAAACCACGACGAAGTGCTGACGTGGACTTTTCAGCGAATTTTGCAGGAGCGTTTTCGCAATTCTCGAATCACGAAAGTGAAGCCAGATTTCACCGGCAGGCAGTATCTCTCGCACGGTGGCAACCTTCTCGGCTTCACGCACGGGCATAAGGCAAAGCCTAAGCTGCCGCAGATCATGGCACTAGAGCAGCCAAAGGCGTGGAGCCAGAGCGTCTACCGCGAGTGGCACACTGGTCATCTGCACCACCAGGCGGCTGCGAACAACAAACCCATCGACACGCTTGACGGCGTCATCGTCAGAACAGCACCGGCACTGAATCCGCCAGACGACTACCACGCCATCAACGGATGGATCGGAAGCAGGCAGGCAATGGAGACGTTTCTGTATCGCCACGGTGGCGGTCTGGCATCCATGCACGTCGCAGGCCCGAGGCTTGACTGATGGACTACGAATTGACTGACGAGTACATCGCCGAAGCCCGCCAGCGAGCGTATCGCTACCAAGGGCAGTGGACCGGCACGGCAGGCTCGCTCGCGGCAGACGTCGCAAGATTGCTAATCGAAAGGAAAAAGATGCAAGGATTTCTTACAGAACTTGAGGCGACCAACGCACAACTTCGGGCTGCTGTAGAGACTCGCCTCGCGGGAGGATGCTGCGACGGTGGCAAGTGCCACGCACCGGCAGACGAGGCACCAGATCGGTGGAAGGAAATCACGCAGGCAAGTGCCGAGAAGTACGCCGCAGATCGCGAGGAAACGGTGCCCGCTGATTGGATTCTGCAAGGGCAGCGAGAGATGGAAGCCGTGCAGGACGACATCCGGTGGACGGGTGACAGCATCCTCGCCAAGCAGAGCGACGACATCCGGCCCGGCTCGCGGGAGTTCCTCGCCATCCTTGAGGAACTGAAAACCCTTCATCTAGCCAAGACTCTTGACTACGGCGTTGACGAGGACGCGCTGAGCAACATCCGGCAGAGTGCCGACGTGGTGAATATGCCAGCGTGGGCGGGCTGCATCCTACGGATTTCCGACAAGATGCACCGGCTCAAGGCGTACTTCCGCCGTGGGAAATGCGAGTTCGACGGCATTGAAGACACGCTCAAGGATATTGCGTGCTATTCCGCCATTGCCCTGGTGCTCTACCGAGAGGGGCAG